AAAGAAGAAATAAAGAGAGTAGGCTTAAGAATTTTAAACCCTACGAAAAACAAAAAGAATTTATGAACGACAAGCACAAGATTGTTGCTTTATTTGGCGGTAATCAGTCGGGTAAGACAACGGTTGGCTCGGCGTTTGTTGCTTACCATTTAACTGGAGAATACCCCGATTGGTATAACGGTGTTCGTTTTGAGAGAAATGTAAATATTTGGGTTGCCGGTGAATCATCAACACGTGTAAGAGATACCCTGCAAGAAAAATTATTTGGTCCATTGGGCAGTTGGGGAACCGGATTAATACCCAAACAGAATATGATTGGTGACCCTATTCGAAAAGGCGGTATTCCCGGCGCTATCGATATAGCCAGAATACAACACAAGTCTGGCAATGTTAGTAGTATACAGTTTTTTTCATACGACCAAGGCCGAGAAAAATTTCAGGGTTCCACCGTTGATTTAGTATGGTGCGATGAAGAACCGCCCGAAGATATTTATAAAGAAGCCAAGATGAGAATCATAGCCGCTTCAGGATATGTTTTTTTAACTTTTACGCCACTTCGTGGAGTTACGCCTCTTTGTGACGAGATGATGAATAATAAAAACGATATGTACGGAGTTCATTATCTTACGTGGGATGACGTTACTCACTTAAGCGAGCAAGATAAAGAGTTGCAAATTGCCGGTTTGGGGGAGCATGAAATTCAAAGTAGAAAATATGGAAAGCCCACCATTGGCACTGGAAAAGTTTACCAATTTGATGAAACCGAGTATGTCATACCCAATTTTGAAATTAACCCTAGTTGGAAAATTATAGGTGGTTTGGACGTTGGTATATCTCACCCAACTTGTGCAGTACTCATGTGCATTGACCCTACTAGTAATACTGGCTATATAACAACTGAGTACAAGAAGTCTGGTGAAACATCTGTTTATCATGCATATAAACTTAGAGATTGGGAATGTAAGTTTGCTATTGACCCTAATTCAAGACAACGCTCTATTGCCACTGGAGACTCCCCGTATAAACTTTATCAGGACATATTAGGAGAAGAAAGACTAATTATTGCTGACAATAGAGTTAACTATGGTGTTTCCTTCGTAAGGGCAAAAATTGCAGCAGAACAACTATTTATTTTTGAATCATGTGTTGAAACCCTTAGAGAAATGCGACTTTATAGGTTTAAAGAAAACGGTGATATACACAAAACAGATGATGATTTAATGGATGCATTTAGGTATTGTGTGACGGCTTGGGAAAAATCTCACCATAGACAACAAATATATGAAAAACATTTGGTAAACTATGAATGGAAGCCTTTGAATAAACGAATCGGTTATTAACGGAGTAAATAATGCAAGTAGTAGACTTAAATGAATCAATGCCGAGTAGTAACACAACCGACCTTGCCCAGTTAGTAAGCAACAGGTGGCAATGGGTTAAGAGTTTGAGATTGATACAAGAGCAGAAATGGATTAATTCCAAAATGCAATTTGACGGAATTGATTATGCCGTAGCGGAAGATGATATAAACAAATCTGGTATCTTTTTAAATTTTACACAAATGAAATGTATGTCTGCCTATTCACAAATTATGTCCACTATGATGGGGCCCAATGGGTTTCCATGGAATATTAAACCAACGCCTGACCCCACTTTGGTTTCATTGGGAATCAAATCGACACAAGAGGCTGAACAAATATATTCATTACCGCAGAAGATGGCTGAAAGTATTCGCAAAGCAAATATGGCTTGCGATTTGATGCGAGTCAGAATTGCTGACGACCTAGTTGAATCAAACTGGGAAGAGAAATTCTCAAGAGGTTTATTGGATTTGGTTGTTCTTGGAACCATGATTGTTAAAGGACCTTTTGCTTCCTTAAGCCCTAAAAAGAAATGGAAACTACCGATTACAAATGAAACCAATCCTATTGAGGAAGTATCGGGTTTTCAAATGACACAAGAAAGTGAAGACTTAAGAGTTGATATGGAGGTTGTTTCTCCTTTTGAATTTTATCCAGACCCCGCCGCCTTTGACGTTAAAGATGCTATGTGGGTAATCCATAGACACGTTTTAAATAAACAGCAAATTTTAGAATTAGCAAACTCAGACGGATTTAGCGCAGTTGAAATAATGAACGTAGTAGAGGCGTATCCATCAGGTAACTGGACAGCAGAACCCTGGGAATCAAGAATTTATGCAATGAATAAAAATCAAACTCAATTTGCCAAATGGGAAAGGTATATTGCACTTGAACATTGGGGTTGGCTATCTGGTGAGCAACTACGAAAAGCCGGATACGAAATGGAAGATTCCGAAAGTACTAATGCAAAACAATACATGACATGCGTTTGGACGGTTGGAAATTATTGTATCAAAATTGCAATTTCTAGTTTGGAAAATCCCTCTCTACCCTTTTCCGTGTGCCCGTATGAAAGAGTTTTATACAGTATTTGGGGGAGAAGTTTGCCGGAAAAGATGAAAGACCCACAAGACATTGTAAACGCTGCTGCCAGAGCAATGGTGGATAATATGGGTATTGCGGCGGGACCACAGGTTGTTTATGATACAAGCAGAATGGTTAATGGATTTAAATTTGAAGGTTTAAAACCATGGGGAGTTTGGGCTTTAAAGTCGCTTGAAGGAGTTGGGCAACCGCCCGTTCAATTTATGCCTGTTCCAAGCATTCTTGGTGATTTGAAGGTATTACAAGATAATTTTAAATTGTTTATTCAGGAAGTGACATCAATGCCAGACATGACCCAAGGTTATGCCGGTAGTTCGTCTGGTCAACATAACCGAACAGCATCCGGAATGAGTATGTTGTTTAATGCTGCCAATTCTTACATTAAGGGCATTATTTTTAATATTGATAATTGTATTACAAAACCGATGATTAGAAAAATCTATGATTGGAATATGCAATTTAGTTCTAACCAAGAAATTAAAGGTGATTTTTCTATAGATGCTGGTGGTGTTGAGGAATTGATTTCTCAAGAAACTAAACTATCGAGTATGCAAGAATTGGCGCAAATCATGCAGGACGCAGAGTATAAACCCTATATTAACAAGGTAGCAATGTTAAAAGAATGGCTTAGAACTAAGGGTTTTAATGGTTCTGAATTAGTTAATTCGGACGAAGAAGCCTCTAGAATTAGGCAGATGTTGGCCCAGGAAGAAAGCAATAAACAGCAACAACAAGTTGCTCCAAAGGTTCGTTCAGAAACGTCTAGACCAGATGCTTTGCTGCAAGTTCTTCAAAATACAGAACCAACAAGTCCTGCATACCCTGCTATTTATGAAATGGTTATTGCTTCTCAGGACGCTATGACTCCCGCTATGCAAGAAGCGCTTGACCACATGAAGGAGTTATCGGTTACGCAATCGTTAACGGATTTAGATACAAGAGTGAATGGCCCATCACAGTTGGCTTCTCCCGGAGCGCAGCAAATGCAACAGGAGTCTAAAAAACAAATTAATCAACAGGTAGAAACTCAGATGCGAAACGGACCGCCTGAGCCTATGCAACAAAAAATGGAGCCGACTATCCCTACCGATATAGAATCAATGTAATTGTGTGATAAAATTTAACTTATGAGCGATTTCGATAAAATAACTAAAATGCACGAAAACATTAAACCAATTGTTAATTCTGATTATTGGCAGAATTTTCAATTGTTAATTAAAGAAATGATTGAAGATAGAAGGGATTCCCTCGAACGAGTTGTTACTTTTGACGAAGTGAACAGGGTTCGTGGTTACATACAAGCGCTTAGAGAAGTCTTCGACTTGAAGGAGACTGTTAAAAATTATGAAGCATCCACCAATCCACAATTAAGTGGACGTGAGTTTTTTAGACCAAGTTCCAATGGAACCGTCAAGGAGTTAGAATGAGTAAACGTTTAGAACTGATAAAGCAACAATCTGAGCATGCAGCAAAGATGGTTCAGCAACTTTTAGCAAACGGTGAACTTTCCGGTGACCCGGTTATCGAGCCCGTCCTAGAGGAAAAAATCGTTGAAACTCCATCTTTACCTGATGAAATTCAGGAACAATCTTCACCGGTCAAATCTAATAAAAACACCGTTAGTGCCAACGATACCGAAGTAGAGTTGCCTAGTGACGAATCAGTTGTTCCAGAACATCAATATAAATCCGCTGTTAAAGCAATGAACGAGGCTCAGAGACAGAAATCAGAATATGAAAAAGTCTTAAAAGACCTCGAAGACCAGAATAGGCTTTATCAGGAGCAAATAAAACTCATTGAATTAAAAAGAAATGTTTTGCCGGAATCTAGTGACGTTTCAACATCTTACGATTTAGATGAAGACGAAAAAGAACTTCCTAAAACCGTAAAGATTGCCGAAAGACGTGCATCTAGGATTAAAGACGAATTAGGTCCTAAGATTTCTAGCGTAGAACAAGAGTTAGTAAATTTAAGAAAAGAAATTGAATCATCTAAGGTCGAAAAAATGATTTTAGAAAGAGATGCCGTAATTAAACAAGTGCATCCAGATTTTGATGATGTGAGATTTTCTGACAATTTTAAAACTTGGATTTACGGGGATGCTCCCTCTATGTACAAGGGTGTATATGAAGGTACTATTCCATTTGAAACTTCTGA